TTTGTACTAAGTCAAACGAATTCTTGGGTACACCTGGTGGTGTATTCATTTATAAGTATATCTCTGAAAGTACTGACCCAACTTTAATAGGTGCCTGGGTGTTATATCAAACAATATTATCAACTGCTGTTTTATCTGGAGCTGGATTAGGAACCTCAGCCCAGCTTTATGGAGAAAATTTATTGGTAGGAAATAGTAATGAATGGATACACGCCTTTCAAAGAAACCCCAGCAATGCTTGGGAGTTAAGTCAAACGATATACTCGCCTGCATCAGGCATTAGTAGATTCGGTACTTCTATGAGCTTGTATGAAAGGGATTTAGTAGTTGGGGCACCTTATGCAAATAGACAAACTTATTCTACCTTAGGGCAAGGAGAAGTTTTTCATTTTTATCTTTCTCAAACTAGTAATAGCTGGAACTATATAATGGCGCTTGGAGATTTTTACGCATTAAACACAGTAGCAGGTAATTTCGGTAGCGACGTAAAGCTTTACAAAAATCTTTGCGTTGTAGGTTCGCCTGGAGAAGCTTACATAGAGCAGGGGCAACCATATGAATCTCCTAATGTAGGGCGGGTATATATTTTCAACAAAACAACAAACGGATTATTTACCCAAGGAACTGTTTTAGCACCGTTATCAACCTTTAGAGAGAAATATACGTTTTTTGGTAGTTCAGTTAACGTTTATGAAAATTTTGTCTCTGTTATATCGCCTTTTACACCTAGGAAAGGATTTGGCTATCTAAGTATATATGATACAAGATGTCTATTTACTGTGCCTCCTACCCATCAAGCTGTACCGGATTGCTCTATTGGCTTGATCGACAGAGGCGGCTATGTAATAGACCTATTAAACAATACCTACATGCAGAATCTTAGCTGCGTACTAAATCCATGAACATTTATTTAACATCACAACCCTTATCCTCAATTGCGTATTGCTTTTATTTAGACCACTATATTTTTAGTGATCCTGTAAGTGGGGTAAATATATTCTACCCTCTTACTGCATTTGGAGGAGAGTTTAATGTGGGCAATTTGCTAGCGGCTTCAGAGGATTTTTCTAGTTCTTACTGGTTCAAAGATAATATAGAAGTTTTTAGTGATACTTCTTTAACACCTTATTCGGTAGTTCAGCTTCCTGTAGCAGATAGGGTGCAGGACTCTGGTACCGGCACTCATAGTTTATGCCAGCTTACTGATGCGTTTATCTTAAGTACTAATCAAGACTATACTTTCTCTTGTTTTGCAAGCGGTAATAGTAGGCAATATTTAGGTCTGTACGTAACAGGTGGGGGCACTGGTAGGGTAGGAGCCACCTATGACTTGTTTTCTGGCTCTACACAAACAACCGGTTCAAGCGGCAGTAACTATACCGTATTAGGATCAACGGTAAGCGCTATTGGTCAAGGGTGGAGCTTGTATAACATGGCATTTAGAGTCGGTGCAAACACCCCTCACGTTGCCCATCTTGTACATAGACAGTCTGCTTGGGCTGGTGGTACTACAGATTTAAAAGAATCTTATTCTTCCAATGTTGGTACTAGTGCCTATTATTCACTACTCTGGGGAGCACAAATTAGAAAAGGTAATTTTTCTGCTTCAAATAATACGTATCCTGTAATTCAAAGATCTTCATACTCTACATCTATATCTGGTGGGCCATTTAACGACGTCTGCTTTCAAGATTATTGCTATAAAAGTATCACCTTTGACCCGATTAAGCTGTATTGTGTAACCACGGTTAATTATATACTTTCTGGAATTGATGAAAATGATGCTAATGTTATAGAGGTTGTTTATGACTTCGGGGATAATACTCCTTTTGCAGAATACTCCTATAAACGGGAAAACGGAACCAATGTATCGCCTATATTAACCCCTGTGAGCCATACATACTATCCAGATAATACAACAGCAAAAACATACACACCTTCTATCAGCGTAATAAGAAGTGATTGCTGTATAAACAGCTACTACCTTACATTATGCACCTTTAAATGTAGTATCTTAGACATATATGAAGATGTAATTTTACATAATGCTCAGCAATCTGCTGATTTTAATGTTGTATTGACTTTAGAAAAGACAAATACACGTCAACTCTTTAAAAATGCATTGGATCTTTCTAATATCGTGTTTGCGGTTCCCTTACTCTCATCACTGCCTAATTTAGTTGAGCCAGTACCACCAGCGCTTAATAAACCACAACCCGAACCTTTACCACCACCGGATATAGTCCCGCCAGTCAATAACAATCCAGTTGTCCCCCCGGAAAGGGCATACTACTACAAAGAAGGTAAAGGGGTTGATTTGGCCCCCGATTTCTTAAGAATTGTTCCTTCTGAGGATATAATATCAGCAGAAACAAGTGGATTAACTTTAAGTGGTGATGGCCCACCTTACTTGCCTTCAGAAGGCGTAGACATTCAAATAACGTAATACGGATAAATATTTTATGCTAACAAGTTTTATAACCAATGATAATTTTAGACCGCTAAGCGCTTCATATCTATATGATAATCAAGTAGATTTTCTTAATAATCGAATTGGTATAGACGGTAATCTGACAACGTTCTTTTCACCTATTTTAAAAGAAACATTAGATTTTCAAAACAATAATTACAGTTATCTACATCTTACAAAGTCTTTAAAACTTTCAGAAATAACAGATTTTACAACACCCGATAATAGAGAAAAAACTTTATTTTGTGCTATAAGAAATAACGAGGGTAAGTTTTTAAAAGCAGTAATTGATCCATCCATTCCATCAACCACTATACCCATTCAAATGACACAAGGTTTTTTTGAGCAAGACATTACTAAATTAGACAATGAATGTTTTTTTGAAATAGACTTAACAAACCCATACAAAACAACAGTAGGCCATTTGTACAAAAACAAACTATATTATCTCTGCTATAATACATTTAATTATTCTTTAAGGTTTTTAAATGAAGATAATTTTTCTGGAGGTCTAGAGAATACAAAATACTTTTTTTTCTCTTATGATGACAAGACTAATCTTTTGACACTTCAAACAAGAATTAATAATCTACCTTATTACACTTTGTATGATACTTCTTCACTAACATTAATAGTATCTGGAGCTACAGAAATGCAATTTGATAATGAAAAAAGATTTTTTTCAGTAAAATCAGTTGAATTGCCTTTACCGGTTGAAATTACTAATGAATGGGGCAGTTATGAACAATCTTTTAATCAAAATAATTTAAGATTAAATCAAGAAAAAAGTTATTTCAATATTGAAAATAATTTCTTAATTCACAGTGAATATGATAATCTAGCTGGGACCGCGCTAAAAACTAATGTTTTGACTTTAAAGAATCAACTCAACACAAAACATGCCCAGGGAAGGGGTAATGTCTTTTTGAGCGAAAATGACACTTTATACCGAAATTACAATGCAATTTTTTCTGGTCGTAGGCAAGAAGAAGGTTATCAAAAGCTTCATCTTCAATATGATAGTTATTCTACCCCCTATGAGTTTAAACCCGGTAAAACTACATGGTTTCATACCCCACAAAGCATGTATCCTTTTAAAAGATTAAATTTAAAATCGTCTAAATTGATTCAAGCTGGAGCTATTGCTGGTGATCACCCGTTAAGAAGTGATAAAATTTTTAAGAAATTAGCAAATTATAAGTCGTCTTCAAACCAAGGTGATTCAAGTGGGGAGCAAACCGGGCAATGGCTATGCAGCTGGTTGTCCGGTGGAGAAAACATACTTATAAAACCTGTTTGGGTTGATAGATTTTATAATCCAAAGCTCGTTACAGCTTTTCAAGCGCTTTCTGCAACGGATGGTAATGTAACATATATTACTACGTTTGAGTGCTTAAATTTACCTTACGAAATTGTAGATGTACCGACTAATATGACGTTCGAACCAGGGTGCTTGTATGCTTATTCTCACATAGGAAAGGTTGATATCGAACACAACATTAATTCATTAAATAAATTTCTTCAAATTAAAAATTTTAATACGTTTTCTACCTGGAACGGTGCTAATTTAGATCCAGAAAAAGATTTGGACGGTAAAAATATCTATTCATTTAATGGGGAAAATGTAGCATCTTTTGATGTTAAAAATATTAATTTTGGTGGTAATAAATTTACCTTGTCTTTTTGGGGCTATAGTGAAGATTGGACATCACCTAAAGGTTATCAACTGTTAGGTAATTATAACGATTACGGGTTTGGGTTTTTCAATTACAACACTGTGACGCCATTTATTTTTGTTAATAATCGCGGAGTCCTTAACATGTACAACACGGATAGTCAGTTGATAGATATTTTCGATGCATCACAAAGAGCGTTCGGAAATATTCAATATGTGTTAAGACGTGACCCCTTAAATTCGTTTCACGCGATTACCAATTCTCAATGGGTGGTAGAGTTTGATTTACGGGAAACTATAATTGATGCTACTTCAGCCCTATTTAGCCCAGTAAACTCTATCATTCACGCATCTAATGATGAGGCAAGGGGGTACATTCTGTATTCTGACAGAAGTTTAAGTGCTATTGATTTAACGTCAAATTTATTATCACCAGTATCTGCAGAAGTTGTTATAGGTAACAAAAACACAGCAAGAGAAGTACATCGACTGAGTGACGGTAGAGTAGCCGTAGTAGATGGTACAAGGGGAATAGTTAGATCTAATAGGCTGTATTTTCTTAGTGCGGGAATAGTTATGACATACGATACAGTGACTAACAGATTGTCCACAGTGATCGGTTCGCGCGGAGCTTTTAGTTTCTTTAATATTGACGGTGATAATTACCTGTGGGCAGGAGATGCAAATGCTATTGCAAAATTTGCTCCATCACAAGAAGCTCTCTTTACTGTCTCTTTAACTGCAGATAGACAGTTTACTACATCGAGACTTGCAATACAAGATGTATCGTTTATTGAAACGTTTGAAAATGGTGATCTAATAAAATCAGTTCTTCTTACAGCTAGCGGTTCAGACACAACTAATGCACTATTAATGACATTAACACCTGAAGGAGTTTTAAATAATACTACTAGAGTTAATGTACAAGGCAATTATCAATTTGCAGATGCTACTAATCATAGATTTAATTACAATTATCTAGTTAATAGGCATGGTAATGGTAATTACACATTTAAAACCAGATTGTATAATCCATTCAATAATGAGGATATAGTTATACCTTCAACCACTGTGGACGCATCTGACTTAGATAATGGCCCACATCATTTTTCCTTGGTGATGAATGCTCCGGAAGGATATATGAAATGTTATCTTGATGGAGAGCTTTATTCAACCTCTACTTTTCCTGCTAATAAATTTAATCTCACCCCTTTAATAACAAATAATATATTTGCAGGTGCAACACCATTTTATAACGGCCTTCTCTTAAGTGATCTTTTAGATAAAAATAAAACTAGAAAGACTAGTTACTTTGTTAAAGATTTTAAAATTCAGAACCTTTATTTACATTCTACGGATTTAAGATATTTTGATATAGGTATGTTGTATAAAGAAAAGTTTATTCCTAATTCATTAACTTTTGATATACCCAGTGGTCGCCGAAATTATTTTGACGTTGTTTCGAGATATTTCAAACAGAGCGTACCGGGGGCTAAGAGCCCATTATACAACATATATATCAATGATAATGTTTTAAGTCCTGAAAGTAGATCTAAGTTAGGTGTGGCAATAATTAATACAATCAAAAACATTACACCCGCATACTCAAAACTTAATTCTTTAAACTGGGTTACAACCCTACCGAGCCAGAGTGCAGAGTACATTCAACCGTATTTCCCAGGTAATACTTTAACCAATACAACCCAAAAATCATGAATACTATAAGTACAGAGTTTTCTAAGTTTAATTTAATATACGATAGAGCTGTAACAGATGTATATCAGTTGCCATACTCTTATGAACAAATAGAAATACAGCCAAATGAACTCGCTGTAGCAAATACACTTAATATAAAGCTTAGATATTTGTATGAAAACTTTCTTTATCTTTACGGTTTGTGTAACGTCGCAAATTTTGATATACCTACTACTTACTCTGGCTGGTTTGGTATTTCTGGAAATTATTCTTTGTCTGCAGAATGGTTAGAATTTAAATTATTTTCTAATACAACCCCTGTATCTACAGGTCAAACATTTGTAAGCGGTGGAGACGGATTTAAAGGTATGGCAAATAGCTATTTAGGTATAGGGTATATATCACCCAGATTTGGTTACCCTATTCTAGCAACAGCAAACAAAAACATAATAACTATATTTGGTTTTGATAAAGGCAGCTATAATATAAGTGTCAACGTAAGAGAGGCTACTCTCACACAGTCTATCATTGACCCTCTATCTGGCTCATTACCGTTTCTTAACATTACAGATATAGAGTTAAATAAACAAAATGACGTTTTATACGTTGCTGATGGCACTCTTAACAATATATATAGTTACGATTTAAGCGATACTTTACTTCTTAGAACTGGAAAAATGTTTTTATTAGACTTTGTGGGCGGCAAAGGCAATATAACAGATAATAGTAAATTTGATGGTCTTAATAAAATCGCATTCGGTGATAACGTATTGTTTGCTGAAGACACTAACAATAAGTGTATTAAATGCTTTGATAAAGATTTTAACTGGATCAGTACAACATCCCTAGCAACTTTATTTAACGAAGTTACCAGCTTTAATGCTCTTAACTATAATGAGCGGACAAATCAACTTTTCGCGTGTGGTAAGAGAAAAGTATATGTACTTGATTTGGTAGATAATCAGCCCAAACTTACTAACGCCTACAGCCTATCCGGTCTTATTATTAATCCAGATGAAATTGTAGATATAAAATTTGCAGATTACAACAAAGATATCGTTTATATTTTAACAAAAAACCTTCTTATAAAGAAATGGGCGACTAAACTCAATGAAACAATTGGTGTATATCCGTCTTCTAAGTTAAGCAATACAACAGAATTTAAATGGATTGCAAATATTGCTAATAAAAGTCTTTCAGCTGATAACCTATTAGTGTATAATACCTCGTTAAATAGACCATCAGTTTTATCTGGTAGCAACATTGCTTTTTTTGAAGATAATTTAGATTTAGTCTCTTTACTTAGAAATACTGATTTTCAAATTTACGACTTTAATGATATTGTCTTAAATAAAAATGAATATAATCAAGCATGGATTTATAATAAATCATTTAAAAAGCTTTTTTATAATTTATCGCTGTTAAAAACCAATATTGGTTACAGATTTTACGAAGGTAGAACTGTAGAACAACTATTATCATATGTTGAAAGGCAGTACAATAATGCCTTTATTGATGATCCAGATCTCGATACGAACACTTTTGCTAATGTCTGTATAAACGAAAACTTTCAATCGTCTACTATTAATAGAAACTTAAGAAAACTCTACGACCTAGAATACTATCTATTAACTTCTGTTGTTAATCAAGATAACATTAGAACTAATTTGTTGCCAAGAACAAGACCCGGGAATAATGCTATATTTGACTTTATTATCTATAATCAGGGATTTGGGGTGTCTGTTGTACCTGATAATATTAAGATGTATAGTAATACGGACGGATTTATATCACCAGACAATTCTGTTAATATAGACAACTTATCACCTTATCTCAGTGGAGCAGGCATAATTATTATATAAGGATATATGGCAGGAACCTTTAAATTTCATAGTAAACTACATAGAGATAGTCACCATACTTCAAATGCGGGCGGTTCGCCTGATGCCGCATTAGATCCTATTGCATCGCAAAATTTACCTTTTGCTGGTATATTTTATAATGAGTTAACAGATAATACAAGATCTTTTAGTATAAAGACAAATAGCCTTGAATGGTGGTCGACCTACATTACGGTGCGGTCCTTATCTTCAAATTGGAATAATACTGCCTCTCTTTATTCAACAGTAAACTCCCTATCTAATGATTGGAACGATGGAGCAAGAGGAGCTACATCATTTAGACCTAATAGCGCAGGGTATGCCTCAGTATACACTACTGTAGCTACTTACAGTGCTGAATGGAATGCGCCTTTTATTATGTTTAGAAATTTAGTTCAAGAATATACCGCTTCAAAGACGTTTAGCGGTACTGTAATTACTAATACCCCGGGCTTAAGTACCGTCCCATGGGATTTGGATTATAATCAATCAACTTTCTTGACATTAATTCAAGACCTACAATTAGAAAATCCAATTAATATGAAACGAGGCGGTACATATTGTGTGACCGTAATACAAAACAATGTAGGTGGGTGGGATTTGAAATTTGGAACATCTTACAGATTTAATGGTACGCCAGAACGACAATTTTTAATAGACACAGGCCCCCGTCGCCGCTCAGTTATTACATTTGTAAGTGATGGTACGCTAATGTACGGTGACATAACAAAATTTAATGAATGAGCAATACTTTATTTCACAACAAACTTCATTCTACAAACCATCATACTCTATCTACACCTGGATATCCTGATAGCGGTATTGATCCTATTGCAGGGGAATCATCTCCGTTTTTAGGAACATTTTACAATAGATTTACTTTTAATAACACCACAATTGATACACACAGCTTTGATTGGAAATCTACTTATACTGCGCTTTGTGCTAATAGTGCTGTAAATGAATACAATAATTTTCCATATGTAAATAATACGGTTGTTAGTTTAAGTGCCGGGTGGAGTAGGGGATATTCTTTTTACACAACTTACAAGCCTATATCTGCTAACTTAAACGAAATGTATAGTATTGTAAATACTAATAGTGCAAACTGGCCGTATTTAGATTTAACATTAAGGCTTAAAACCCCTCAAGAAAATACTGGCCAGAAAAATTTTGCTTCAAAAAGCTGTCTTGCTCCTTCAATATTGTCTTCTACATTTAATCTAGATTTTATTTCAATCTTTGCCCCGGACGGTAAATTTCCTGTTACTGATTTAAACCGCGCGACTTTTGTTAGAAACTCTTCCGGCACATTTACAGATGCTGCGGGGACTTTGTGGTATAGTGGCCCTCACGAGATGAGACTTGATCATAAATTAGATGCAGAAACAGGTAGCTGGATACCTCAGGGTCTACTTATAGAAGAAAGTCGTACTAATATAGTAGAACAGTCTAATGATATAATAGATGTTGCTTGGGAAAAGCGTAATGGAACCGGGCTTAGCTATTACTGGTGGCCAGATGGTCCTGTAGAATACATTGCCCCTGATTATGTTTCTTTTGCAGACAGGGTTAGTGCCCTTGGTACCGGGGTTGATTCACTATATACCGCTGGTAACGGTATTGCTGGTGATAGATATGAACCTAGTTTTTACATTAAAAAGAATACTTTTACTGGTGACGGCTTATTAATGTTAGAAAACCTTGAAGGTAGTACATATGGTCAATGGGTTGTAAATTTTACAAATCTTTCTCAATATAATTGGGAGAGAGTAACAAGAGATCACCCCGCTGTTACAATTGTAAATGAGTTTGCAGTGGCGCCTACAGGAGATATTACCCTTTCGTTTTATCAATCAGGTGCAACTAATTTAGATTTTTACTTGTGGGGTGTGCAATTAGAAAAAGGAGAATTTCCTACTTCTTTTATGCCTACTGACGGGTCTCCCTATACCCGTGAAACTGAGTATTTTATGCTATCAGGAGATATATTGAATAATGCTGAAGGTACTTTTTTAGTTGAAACAAAAACATTAGGATATTCTGCTGCCAATAGTATGACAGTATTTAGGTGCTTTGATTCCATACGTACCAGGGAAATTGCTTTACGTTATAACCCAAACAATTTTACTGCAACCACATACGGTTTGATAAACGATAGCCCTCTACTAGGTTTTTTGCTAGAGTCTCCCCTTAATACAAAAACTTACAACAGAACATTTGGTGTTAGCTATGCCAGAAACAATGTATTGTTTGCAGATTCCGGGCGTATTGTAGGCACGGACGCTTCCTCGCTTGTAGTACAGGGATTAAGCACTATTTACATTGGAGTATCTTCAGAAAGCGGTGGAAACGCTTACAACGGTTATATAAGGCAAATAGGGTTTTTCCCACAACTTCTTTCACAGAACCAGCTCAAGCTACTAACCTTATCCGCTTTTAACTACAATCAATACGATAGAATTGAAACTTATGATTGGGCTCTATCTTCCGATCAAGTCGCATTTATACCTCTTTCTACTACCAGCTTATTGGTTAATATTGCATCAAAATCTAATATGAAAAGAGGGGGGGAATACACATTAATTACTAGCCAAGACTATTTAGGACAAAAAAGGCTTTTGTTTGATACTGATTATATTTTACCAGGTGACTTCGAGCCTTCAGATATCATTTCACTGTCAGCTTATAGTATTACCTCTATTAGATTTACAACAAACGGCAATAAATTGTTTGGTAAGCCAAGCAAATTTTATTATTCGTTAGAAGAACCATTTACATACTATGGAGGAGCAGGTATTAACTTATTTCCTAACCCTAGAGGTATGTTTGAAGGAGAAGTAATAGCCCCAGATGCAAGTGCCGGTCTAATAACATTTGGAAATGTGCCCTATTTTACCGGCACGGGCATAATTATTATATATGATGGTGTGTAGTAATGTAGAGCCAGTAAGCTCTTTTTATAGTACTAATCTTCAATCTAAGATTGAGAGTTATGAGCGCTTAGGTCAAAGAATTTGCCGAGCTCTAGGTGCACCTCTGATCAATTTAGAAGTGCATGCAGATCAATTAAATGAATTTATCGGTATTGCGTGTGAAATGTTTACTAAGTTTGCCGGGTATACTCAAGAATATCTTATTTTTGATAGTAAATTATATGAGAAGGGTGCAGGGTTACGCTTAGATGTACTGTTTAGCTTGACAAAAGATTTTAATTTTCGCGCTAAAATTAAAAACGTATCCACAGACATCCAAGCATTATACAATTTAGGAAAAATGGTGATTGGTGACCCTGCAAATCCTTACATATTTCAGGTATTTAATGAAAATAATCCAGAAGAATTTCAGCTTTTAAACAGTTATGATTATTTAATAGGTGACTATCGACATGTAATGGAAGTAACTGACTTTGAGGAAGGTAGCAGTAACGGTATAAACACACTGTTTACCATCGAACAAACTTTGGCCCAGCAAACATATTTTAGTTATTCTCTTGGAAACTATGGATTCGATTTAGTTAGTTGGAATATTTTAAAGAATTGGCTTGATACCCGTGAAAAGGTACTAGCGTTAAAAAGAGATTTTAGGTTTGACAGCAGAACACAGTATATGCAATTGTTTCCGGAACCAAAAGACTCTGAATTTTACGGGGTAGTGACCACATATGTGGAGAGGCCTCTTATTGATATTATAAAAGAACCTTGGGTATATCAGTATGCACTTGCACTTACTAAGGTAGCCATCGGGTCTGTACGTGGAAAATACACAAACACACAAATGTTTGGAGGCGGATCTATCAATTACAACGATATGTTAAGCAGTGGTCGTGAGGAAAAAGCAGAACTTGAGAAAAAACTATACGAGCGCGCAGCTGGCTTTGGGGATGCTGCACCTCCAGAGTTCTTTGTTGGATGAAGTTTACATCAAAAAACAATAAGTACGTTCAAGGTATCTTTAAACCCACACATACTGAAAAATATAAAGGGCATGACCTACCAAGATACCTCAGTAGCTGGGAATTAAAGCTGTTCAGATGGTGTGATACCAATCCAAATGTACTAGAATGGGGGAGTGAGAGTATTATTATACCGTATGAAAACCCTATTGATCATAAAATTCACAGGTATGTTGTAGATGCTATTGTAAAGTTAAAGACAGCTGATGGTATAAAAAAGTTTTTGGTTGAAGTCAAACCTTTTAAACAGACAGTTCAACCAGAAAACACACCAGGTAAGCATCAAAAAACCCTTTTGTATGAACAATTAACCTTTATTCAAAACAAAGCCAAGTGGGAAGCGGCCAAAAAATGGTGTAAAGATAGAGGTTATGAATTTACAATATTAACTGAAAAAGAATTAAGAAAATAGGCAGAAAAACCAATAAATATTAATATGCCTTTAAGACTATTGGTAGAGACTCCTGCACCATACGATCAGTATGAATACGTAGTTGAGGAGAAAAACGGTAATCAACCTAGCACGATGTATATAAAAGGACCATACATGCAATGTGAAGAGGTAAACAAAAATAAGCGAGTGTATGATTCACATGAAATGGATACAGAGGTAAGAAGATACATCAGTGAAATGGTTACCACCAATAGAAGTATGGGGGAATTAAATCACCCTACTGCTGCTGAGGTAAATCTAGAAAGAGCCTGTCACTTAGTAACAGAATTAAACCGTAACGGTAATGTCTATTTTGGTAAATCAAAAGTTTTAACAACTCCTATGGGGCAAATTTTAAGAAGTCTTGTTAATGATGGTGTAAAAGTAGGAATGAGTTCCAGAGCCTTAGGCACATTGCAGGAAATGAGCAATGGGGTTAACAAGGTAAAGGATTTTCGACTTGTAGCTGTTGATTGTGTAGCTGATCCATCGTTTCCTAAAGCGTTTGTAAATGGTATTTTGGAGTCTAAGCAGTTTGTTGTCACACAAGATGGAAGGTTTGAAGAATATTATGATTCCTTTAGTGATAGCCTGAGAAATTTACCTCGCCGTGAGATAGAGAACTACTTGAAGGAGCAAGTACTAGACTTTATTTCAAAAATTAGTAAAATTCTGTAAAGTCGACAAAAAAAACAAGGATTTTACACTCCTAGAGAATAAATACTTAATAGACATGAAAGAGCGTGTTGAAATAGTCAAGTTTCTAAAGCGTTTAAATGAAAAAAATTATGCTGAGGCCCATAAATATTTAAAGAAGATTATGGAAGCTAAAATTAAGCATAAAATTGCTGCTAACAAGAGCATAAAGGTTTTTTAATATGAGCAACATCAAAACAGCCCTTAAAGATGCAACAAATAGCCTCCTCTCCGAGGAAGTTTTAAACGAAATTGAACAAGCATTTCACAAGAGTGTAGACGAAAAAGTTCAACTTCATGTTACAAAAGCTCTTACAGAGCAAGATGAAGAATATGCTAAGAAATTAGAGCATCTTTTAGAAGCTATTGACGCCGATCATACATTAAAGCTACAAAAAGTAGTTGATGCTATTGACTCCAATCATGCTGAAAAATTAAAGTCCGTTGTTGAGAAGTATGCTAAGGTAATTAAAGAAGAAGCTGCTAAGTTTAAGGAAGAAACAGTAAACAACATTAGCACATACCTAGAAGCTTATCTTGATGAAACCGTACCTACAAATGATATCAAGGATGCAGTCAAAAATACCCGTGCACTTGAGATTCTAGGTCAAATTAGAAATATTTTGGGCGTTGATGCTGCCCTTGCGAAAGAATCAATTCGTGAAGCCGTCGTTGACGGAAAGAATCAAATTAATGAAGCTTCTAAGAAGCTTGAAGCCGTTATTAAAGAGCTAGCCGCTGCAAAGGCACAATTAGCCGCCCGCGAAGCTGAGTTGACTCTAGAGAAGAAAACAGCTGGTCTGCCTTCTCGTAAGCGTGATTACGTCAATAAGGTAATGAGTGGTAAAACCTCTCAATTTATTACCGAAAATATTGACTATGCTCTTAGTCTGTTTGATAAAACAGAAAAAGAACGGCTTCAAAATATCAAGGAAGAGGCTGCTGGCGAGGTCGCCGCAACTCAAGTTGATCGCCCTGTTGTAGAAGAGAGCGTTCAACCTGCTGGGGAAGTACCTCAGATGAACCCTTACCTTGCTGAACTTTCCAAATACTAATTTTGGTTGAGGCTTAGGCCTGATTAATATTGTAGATTTATCTACAGGTCGAATATAAAGGAGAACAAATTACTATGAAATCAATAAGACCTACAACGGCTTATATTGATGAGTCTCGCGCTAAGGCGCTATTGGAAAAGTGGAAGCCAGTTCTGGATTACACATCCGATAACGTCAAGCCCATTGGTGATGATCACACTCGTTTGAACACAGCCATGCTCTTGGAAAACCAAGAAGCTTGGTGCATCAACGAGGGTAACGTCGCCGGTGGTGTAGGCTCGGTTTTCGGTGGTGCATATTCCCCCGCTGGTTTGGGTGGTCAAGGTGGTGCCTTTGGCAACGCTTCCCCCCAAGGCGATTGGTATGCAACTGGCGATGCCCGCTTGCCTAAGATCCTCATCCCTATGATTCGTAGAACGTTC